AATGTCAACGTGTTGACAGTCCATGCCGCGATATTCAATGTATTAACTATCAATGTATTGAACATCAACGTGGTTGGAGGTGAGCTGTGTGTCGTGGAGTGTATGTCGGATTACTACTGTTCGTCCTTTTCTTCTACGGGATCTTCCGGGACCAAACTCCGGTCAAGATCGGGCCTTTCAAAAACGTCAACGTCTGCAACACTGTCAGATTAGAGATAATAGCGGCATACGATGTGGCGGGGGTTCTGTTCACTGCTACATCCTGCTTTGATTAACCCCTCGTTCGTTAAGTGGTTTGACCCCAGTCTTCCAAACTGGAGACGCTGGTTCGATTCCAGCACGAGGGTCCATATGGCGGGGAGATGACCCGGTGGTCACGCGGGTCCCATAAGCCTGCTGCGGTGAGTTCGACTCTCACCCCCGCTCCCAACCTGAGAGGGACAGAAATGTGGTTTAGATGTAAGTATTGCGGGGCAGTGTTGAAACGAGATGCAGATGGTCAGTATTGCCCCACAGAGAATTGTCAGTGGAGTTTAACTGGTTCTAGTTCGCCGGAGTAGCTCAATATGGTAGAGCGGCTGTCCTGTAAACAGCGGGTTGAGGGTTCGATTCCTTCCTCCGGCCCCAAAACCTACTGTGTTCACAATTCGTGAACAGAGTCGAAAGCTGAACGTGCCGGTCGAAAAGTACCATTAAACATATCAAAATAGCCTCTTTTGATATGCTTAACCATATCGACTTGACAGGGGTGACCCGAGGGGTCCATGCTTCGCTCATGGGAATATCTCTAGTCTCGTTCGACAAGCACGAGAAGTATAAGATCCACGTCAAGTCCGGTACCGAGGAGGGTGTTGACTTCGACATCCTTCAGGATTACCCTGTGGTCCAAGAGGAACAGCACTGTTTCGCCTTCCTTACGTGTGACTGCCTCTGCTGCTTTCCTGAAATCATCGACAAAAGAGACGACCTGGGCCGAGGAGAAATCCTGATTGTTCATCAGTGGATTCAATAATGGACCAGAGATTCAAATACGCCTTCGGACCCTATGAGTCCATTACAACGAGAAAGAAGGGGAAAACCGATGCGAAAAGCAAAAACAGGAACAAGGCACGTCGAGCTAGAGTGCGACGAGGACTGCTGCGATAACGGGAGGATGCTATTTTGAGCACTGATGAACTCTGGCTTTATATTGTGGTAATAGGCATAGTGGCTTTGACAGTGTGGAGCTGCTTTGATGGCACGACGAAAACTAAAACTGGGAGACCTGGTTAGGGTCTACGAAGCCCATTGGCTACGTGGGGGTGAGGTCGGGAAGGTTGTCGGGCAGGACAACGAACGCGGCGAACATCGCTATCTCATTCAATTCCCAACAAAGAAAATCGGTAAGGGTCTCGATGGAGACAAAATATGGCTCACGGAGCTATGCGTTACAGTAGAGCACAAATAGATCATCTCCAGGAGAATTTCATGTTGGAAGGATCTGCACAGCGTGTGGTTTACCAGAAGGTCGGCGGGTACAAGACTCACCGGCTGTTCGTCGTCAACACTGGCCTCCATCCGAAAGAGACCATCAGAACCCGTTTCATCACCCTCTTCACCTCGGGTCTCATGTTCATCGAGCCGGGGTACGCCTGGGACGGTGCTTCAGGTCCCACGATTGATACTAAAAGCTCAATCCGTGCATCCCTGGTGCACGATGCCCTCTACCAACTCATAAGACAGGGTCTCCTGCCGTTGTCTGAACGTGCGGCGATTGACCGCCTCTTTCACCGCATCCTGAAAGAGGATAAGATGTGGAAATGGAGGGCCTACGCCTGGTACCGGGCAGTCCGGCGCTTGGGTTGGCTCGCCGTTCGTAAACCAAGAAAGGTGTACACAGCCCCATGACTATTTTTACCTGTACCGTTTGTCGGAAGCCGCACCAGCTACACGTGTGCGTTTGTGAGTGTTGCACATGAGCTTTTTTCTAGTCACAGTGGCGTGTTTCATAGGTAGCTTTCTATCCAACATTGTCGTTGGTTTGATCGCCCTGAAGTCAGAGCAAGCGAGGAAACGTGAGCGAGAAAACGAGCAGAAGCCCGGCTGAGATGGCGGAAGTCTCGTGGGACCTGATTGACGAGGCTGTCCGCTCGGGAAAAATGACTTTAGAGGACGGTGAGACCGTTTATCGACTCAATGGAGAGCTTTTCGTCCGTTTGGTCCAATGGCTCGCCACATCGAAGGCTAAAAAGCCTCAGATAGTCGCAAAACCCGAGGATTTCAACCTTGAGGAGACGACAGGCGATTGAAAACCCTCGATCTGTTCCCTCTCTGCACCAAAACGAAGTGTGAGGACCTCGAAAAAGGTCCACACAAACACATCCTGCCCCTTCAAGAGGAATTTCTTGCCTGTAACGAACGTTACATCGCCTTGATCGGAGGTTATGGGTCTGGGAAGACCCTACCGGCTTGCATCATGGGTCACATCCTCAGCATGGCTATCCCCGGTAACATCGGCATCGTGCTCAGACGATCTCTTCCGAAACTCCATGACTCCACAGAGCGAATCTACATGGAAGTTTTAGAGAGATCAGGCGTAAGTTTCACCGCTCGTGAAATGCGCGACGGCTGGCCTCATAGGATCATCTATCCGAACGGTTCAGAAGTGAGTTTCCGAGAGACCAAGGATCTTGGACGCTTCCTGGGTCCCGAGTACGGTTGGTATTTAGTGGATGAGGCGCAGGAGGAGCCAAAGAACACCTGGACCAAACTCAATGGCCGCTTGCGCCTCCCACGTGCTCGTAAGTATCTCCGTGGAATAATCTGCACGAACCCTCCACATCAAATGCACTGGATCGCAAAGCGTTGGCCCAAAGCCGGGCACTCCGAGCAGCAAGTCAAACTCAAATCAGGTGAAGTCAAAACTCTAACCTACAGGATGATCCGAAGCAGCACTTACGATAATCCGTTCCTAGAATCCGACTATGTGGCGGGAATACTTGCTGATAACACTCCTGCGGAGGCCCGGAGGATCATCGAGGGGTTCTACGGCTTCCAACAGGAAGGTCGCCCGGTATTTCCGATGTTTGACTTCTTCAAACACGTTGGAGACCCGGACACCCGCGTTATGACCACTTATCGAGGTTGGGATTTCGGTTTTCACCGCCCTGCCGCGTCCTGGAGTCAAATGTTCCGCTGCGCCAAGCAATCACTTCACTGGCTCGTGCTAAACGAGCTTTTGGGCGAAGATCAAGAGTATTTCGACTTTGCAAAGGACGTTTTGAAGGAGACCGAGCGTGTGTTCCCCGAATTACTCAGAGTATCGCGCAGTTTGATACTGGACGGCGGAGACACTGCTGGCGCGGCTCTCAGCGACAAAGGACCCGGCCCCATCATCCTTCTCTCTCGCCCTCGTGCCCCTAAAGGTAAAAACGAGACAGAAGGCGGTCTAGGCATCCGTTTCAAGCATAAAAAGTTCAAAGACATTGACCCCGGCCTAGACCTCATTCGTCTGTGCTTGCGTACTCGCTGTAAATGCGGTAGTCCTTTACTGATGATCCACCGGCGCTGTCGCGCCCTCGGGGAGGCCCTTGCGGGTGGCTACCACTTTTCCAAGGAGCGCCCGACCGGTGATCGAGTGTTAAAAGAGAAACCAATTAAAGACGGCTATTACGACAACATCGTGGACACGATTCGTTATTGCGGTATGCTTTTCTACAAGCCCTTGTCAACAGGCGAAGACCCGGATATAATGCGCCTCATCGGGCAACCTACACCTTCTACTTCTCCGTGGGATTGGATGGAGGGTGCAGTCACCGGCGCACAGTATAAGGGAAGGGTACACTAATGGCAGAGTTAGAAGTTTCTATTTCCAAAGAACATCTCGCAAAGCTGGCTGACGATCTCGCCAGTCGCATCCCTGTCATCCGTAATCGACGGAGAACCCTCACAGACAAGTGGATACTCAACTACTCCGCATGGCGCGGTAATCATACACGCTCCTTCTTCAAGAGTGACACCTTCGGACATTTCATTCCCGCAGCACGGCGTGTGGTCGAACGTTTCGTTACTAGAGGTGCTCAAATGCTCATCCCCTCGTCAGAGTTCTTCGAGGTCTACCCCACTGACGAGATGAACGATGAACTTGGCAAGAAGGCTGAAGCGACCAAAGCGTATCTCCTCTACATCTTCCGTAAAAAGATCAAAGTCTATTCCTTTACCAAACAGCTCCTACGTTGTCTGAAGCTCTACGCCCGAGCCATTGTCAAAACTGGCATTAAGCTGGAAGACAGTAGCGCCGGTTCGTCAGTCTGGCCTACAGCTCGGGTTGTAGATCCGTTCATGTTCTTCGTGTGGCCTGAGATCGTCACCGACATGGACAACGCCCAGATGCTCATAGAGGACAACGTAATGCCGTGGGAGACATACCGGGCTGCTATGGAAGCCGGTCAAGCCGAGACGATTCTACGTTCCCAGTTGACAGCTCCCGAATGGCCTCATCACATCACCCGTAAGCTCAGTGAACAGGGTATCCCTAATCCTGGTGAAGGCGCTAGTGATCCAAACACAGCTTCCCGAATACCAAGTGATGCCGCCGACGAAGATCCAAAGAAACCTAAGCCCGTTGAGAACTTCCTTTTCATCTCCGAGGTCTGGATGCGGCGTGGCACCTCTTGGTGGTTCGTTTGGCTTCTCTGGAACATCGAAGGGGGTCCGCGGATTGTCAAGGTTGGTAAAAAGTTCTTTAACCGCTCCTCGTATCGTATGGCCGTGGGGCGCGAGTTGCCCGGCGAGCACTATACCACTGACATGATGGATGACGTTGAGCCGGTGCAGGTGCTCTTAAACGACCAGGTAAACCTGACTCTGGAGGGACAGGCGGTCAACTTCGCGCCTCCGACTGTAGTTGACCCGGACATGGTGTCTCGGGCAAGTTCTCTTGTGTTCCGTCCTCGCGCCCTTTGGCTTGCTAATCCAGCGGGTGTTAAATTCCTACAACCCCATGACACTACGAAAACGGGGTACCTGGGGATTCAATTCACAATGGGCCTTATGGATACGTTTTCAGGGTCCTCCCCCTTAGCAGAGGGACAGCCGACCCGTAACCTTCCTCGGGCCGGGTTTGCTGTCTCTTCCCTCCTTTCTCTGTCTTTGGCAGACATAAAGGACTCGGCCATCCTTATCGAGGACAACATTCTGACTCCTGTACTAGGTGACCTGTACCGGATCACCATAGACCTCGTTCCACCGTCTCAGACCATAAAGATCCCTGCGACCGCAGCTATGACCAGTGGTCGTCGTCTCAAGACGAAGGACATGGAAGAGGACTTCGAGTTTGCGTGGGTTGGTTCGATCCAATCACAGGATCTCCAGGTTCGCTCGCAGCGACTTATCGCCCTGCTCGATGTGTTTGGTCGCTTTGCTGAACCCATACAACGTGACCTTGAGATCAGTGGTAAGAAGATCCGTTGGGATGTCATCGCCAAGCGCCTCTGGAGAGAGGGCCTTGGTGAACGTGGTGCTGATACCATCATCGGTGAGATCACTACAGAGGAACGTAAGGTCATGCTCGATAACAAGCTCGCGGAACTTGCCATCCTTCGTGCCCAACAGCGAGCACAACGAGGTCAAGGGGTTGCTTCTGCTGCTGGAGGTGGTATAGATGATGAGACAGCATCAGCTCTTGAGGATCTTGCCAAGCAAACAGAACAACAGGCTTTGGATCTAGGTGGTGATGAGGGATAAGATAGATTGGAGGATGGGGAAGATGGCTGCTGATTTTGGTGGAGGTATCCAGGTACCGTGGAACTTAGTATTAAAAGACATAGATCGTCGTCTCAGAATAGTGGATGCCCTGCTAAGGCAGGCCACGGGAGACGAGGTCTTCAAATTGCAGGGGGAGGCGAGGTGCCTAGAAAAGATGAAGGATCTACCTCAGTCTTTAGCATTGACGGTTGAGGGAAAGGAGAAGAAAAATGGCGATACATAAACCACAGGATGAAAGCGGACATAGCACGGGCGGAAACGAGCCTGGTATCCACAAGGATAAGGAGAGTTCTGCTCATGGGTCCGTTCACAAGCCGAAAAAGTAAGGAGGAGAATCATGGCAAAGCACGAAGCACATAACGAAGGTGCTACGACCACTGATGGACGTGGAGAAGACGGTATGCACAAGGATACCGAGGGTAAGGCTACGGCCAAGCCTAATGAGAGCATCCCTTCGTCACCTGGTACCACGCTTGGTCCATCGGCGGACTAATGGCCGTTACGTCTTTCTCTACTCTTAGCGCGGACGCCCCGAGTTCAGCTCAACCGCGTCGTAAGAGGAAGAGGAAGAGGAAGAAACCAATACTATCGAGAGGTCCCTATGCCTGACCACACATTTGCAGAACGTCTTAAAAAGAAGCTCCAACCCGGTTTCGCTGCTGCTGAAGCGTTTGATAAGCAGCAAGCTCCCAAAGCCTTGCCTGGTAAGGCCCCTCGAATTAAGCCGGTGGGTCCTCGTAGGCTCCCCAAGACTGGTGCAGAGATGAAGCGTAGGGATGCCGTCGATGCAGAGCGTAAAGCTGCCGCTGCCAGGATCAAGGCCAGTCAAGCAGCAAAGCCTAAAAAGAGCGCAGCACCAAAAGCTAAAGTTGAGCCGGAGTTCATTACCCTTCGTAGCAAGGGCGGCTCCATAAAGATCCGTAATCCCAAGTTCAAGAAAAGGAAGACAAAATGATTAAAATACTCTTTGTAACACTGTTCGTTCTAGCTTTGGCGGTGAATGGCTTTGCTCATCCCACGCCGCCTACGGCTACGATTGCCATTGACGCCTATAGTGGCAAGGGTACAGAAGATACAGTAGGCTTCTTTCTCTATCATCAAAAAGGTAAAGGATGTAGTCTACTTCTATGGGACGACACGAAAACAATTGATATAGGTATGCCAACAAACCTTAC